TGCACACGCACTAAAGATCTGGATGTCGTGGATATGCCGACAGTGCTTAACTCTAAAAATAAAACGGAAGTTGATATATACACGCTCCTGCATATTTTTGAGCCAGAGGCAAAGTTAAGAATGGCTGTGATTGAGCAAGTGGCATCGAGGCCAAATCAATCATCGGTTGCCACGTTTAGATTTGGCATGGGCTACGGATCTTTGCTTGCATGTGTGGCGGCTAACAAAACGCCAATGCATTTAGTGACGCCTCAGAAATGGAAGAAACACTTTGGCTTGTCATCTGATAAGGATACCAGCCGACAGTTGGCGATGCAGAGATTTCCAGACCATGCTGATAAGTTTGCCAGAAAGAAAGATGATGGCAGAGCTGAGGCGGCACTCATTGCGCTGTATGGCGCAGAAGTTTTAAACAAGTAAATTAGGAGAATATAAATGCAAATAATACCCAGCGAAGAGCTGTCAAATAAGGCATACCACGAACTGCCTGCAATCTCGTCAAGCGCTGTGAAGACAGTCGCAACGTCATCATTGTACCACTGGAAGAATGCTAAGTTTAATTCTACACCAGCTATGATCTTGGGATCTGCGTTTCATGCGATGCTGTTAGAGCCAGAGAAAAACTTGGTTACAAACTCTGGGTTGCAACGTCGTGGCAGTAAGGCTTGGAAAGATCAGGAAAATTTTCTAGGTGACGATGAGATCCTATTGCCAGAGGGCGAGTATGAGCAGTGTCAGAAAATGGTTGATGGTTGCCTGCAAAACAAAATGGCTAGAAATTTATTAACCAATGAAGATCTGCTGGCTGAATATAGCTTTATAGCTGAATGCCCAGAAACAGGGCTTGAGCTAAAATGCCGCCCCGATGGGTTGTTAAAAGAGGCTGGTATAGTAATAGACCTAAAGTCATGCTTGGACGCATCCTATCGTGGTTTTGATAAGGCTGTGAGAAATTACAGGTACGACTTGCAGGAATGTTTCTATAGATACGTCTTAAAGTTGTGCGGCTATCCAACTACAAATTTTATATTTATAGCAACTGAGAAAAACAGTTACGCTACAGCTTGCTATGAAATGTCAGATAAATATAACAAGTATGCTGAGGCTGAGATGTTTAAGACATTGCGTAAAATTAAAGTGGCACAAGATACAAACACTTTTGATACAGGCTGGCCTGAGCTGGATACGATTAGTCTTCCAGCTTATCTTGATGAAGACCACGGCTTATAAACTAATCCCAGCGTAGGGGTACTACGCATAACCTAAAAGGAGTTGTAAAATGCAACATATTATATCTGGCGTAAAGGCGCTATATCCAAGACTAAATCAAACATACAGATTTGATCAAGAAGATTACAAATCAGTCAAATGTGATCCAAAAGATGAGGGGGCGGCTTACGAGATGTCGTTTAACCTTACAGGTGAGCAGTGTAAGGAGCTGAACACGATCTGTATGCAGGCATATAAAAATGCGGCGGCGTTAGAGACAAGTAAACGCAAGTGGCCTGAGCAACCATTAAGTTTGCCATACAAGCGTGATGACGCAAAGCAGGGCGATTGGATTGGCAAGGCAAAACTAAAAGGCGCTTATTCTGGCGAAGCCACAAACCCACCACGTCAGGTCGATGCATCTCGCAAGAAATTGCCTGACGGATTTGAGCTGACATCTGGGTCAACTGTAAATATCGCAGTGACAGTCGTGCCATATAATACAGGCACAATTAATGGAGTGTCATTGAGATTACGTGCAGTACAAGTGTTAGAGCTGGCTGAGAAGCAGGAGAGTGAAGATCCATTCACTGAAGTTGCTGGCGGTTATTCTGGCGGTGCGGCGCAAATTAATGGTGTAGAGCAAGATCCATTTGGATTGCCGCCAGCACAACCAGCTCAGTCAAATGATCTGGAAGACGAAATACCATTTTAAATTAATCACAGCGTTAGACAGAACTGATCGAGGTTTTGTCTAACGTCCATATAAAAGGAGAATATTATGACAAACGGAAAATGGTCAAAAGAAAATTTTAAAATATACGATACGCAAAACCCACACATTTACGAGCAGTTTAAACATTTTGCACTGATTGTAACTGAGAAGCGTGAATATTACTCAGCAAAATGTATATTTCATAGGGTGCGCTGGGAGACAATGATGTCTGGAACTGGCGATCATAAAATTGATGATGGATGGATTAGCCATTATGCTCGTAAATTCATGGACGAAAATCCAGAGCATGAAGGCTTTTTTAAAACACGTAATCGAGTAAATTCATATCACTCGTAAATTAATAGGGGATAAAATGCAAAACACGAAATACCCAAATGCAAATTGGGATCAGTATTCAAGTAAAATTATAAGTGCATTATCATTGAAAAAGACTGCCATTGGCGAATATCATGGGGCTTGCCCAGTATGCCAAGGTAATGATCGTTTCTGGATCAGGGAAGATGCTCAGAACTGCGTAATGGTGAGCTGTCGTAAATGCTCAGACTTTGCTGGCATAAAGGACGCGCTGAGAAACCAAGGATTGTGGCCTGATGAAAATGAGAAGCCAGTGACAAGGGAATACACAATTAGCTGGCCTGAGCCTGAGCCAGAGGCGACGCATCCATACCTGATCAAGAAAAAGATCGGGCTTGGTAATGCTAAGATAGATGGTAACTTGCTGGTCATTCCAGTGATAAATTCTCAGGGCAAACGTGTGGGCGTCCAGAATATTGATCCAGCAGGATCAAAGAAATTTTCTACTGGTATGCCAGTTGTCGGAAATTTTAGCGTTATTGGCGGAAAACTGGACGATTTAATTTATGTCTGTGAAGGCTGGGCAACTGCAATGTCAGTGCATCTGGCTACAGGCCGACCAACAGTGTTTGCATTGTCTGCTGGAAATCTGACCGCTGTGATAGGTGAGTTATACGAGGCACGTCCAAATTTACGCATTGTGGTAGCTGGTGACAATGACGAGGCTGGCATGAAGGCCATTGAGAAGTGCGTTAATGATCATAATGTGCAATCTGTTGTGCCTGACGTCGAGGGCTGGGATTTCTCTGATATGTGGGTCAATCGTGGAAAAGAGGCTACGGCAAAGGCTCTGGAAATAAAGAGCCTGCTCGATCAGGTGTTTTTCCCTAATGATGCAGTCGCACAGCTCGACAGGAGCTACTTAGTGAAGGGCTGGTTTGGTCAGGGGCAGTTATCGATGGTTTATGGCGCATCAAACGTGGGTAAGTCGTTTTTCGTGCAGGATATTGCGTGGCATGTATCTGCAAGCCAAGATTGGCACGGAAACAAAGTTAAGGGCGGCGTGGTGCTATTCTTGGCTCTGGAAGGCGGTACAACCACACATAATCGTATCGTGGCACTTAAACAGCAGTATCCAGAGCATAAAGACGTTAAGCTGGCTGTGAGGCCATTGCCACTAAATTTGCTGGATGGTGAAGTTGACGTGAATAAAATTTGTGATTTGTGTGACGAGATCAAAAGGCTATATGGCGACATTGCCATGATTGTTGTGGATACGTTATCTCGATCAATGCCTGCTGGCGATGAAAATTCTCCTGCAAGTGCAACTGCTGTGATTTCTGCTGTGGATAAGATCAGAGCTACAACGAGCGCACATCTCATGCTGGTGCATCACTCAGGTAAAAATCTGGAAGCAAAGGCTCGTGGTCATAGCTCATTGCGTGCGGCTGTGGAAACTGAGATAGAGCTATCGTATGACGAGGCGACAGGTCTGCGAACTGCATTAGCTACCAAACAGAGAGATCTGGAAGGCGGCAGGAAGTTCCACTTCAAACTGAAGGTGATTGAGCTGGGAAATGATATGGATGGCGATCCTGTCACGACTTGCGTGATTATTCCAGCCAGCAGTGATGATGTTGAGAAGGCTAACAAGAAAGCCATCAAGGGTAAAAACCAGATCTTATTTAAGACGTGCTTCCAACAGTTACGAGGTGAAGGTGTTGGCATGTCTAATCCTGCTGGCGTTGGCTGGCCTGAGCCTAGCACATTCTGGGTGATAAAAGAGGAAGACATCAAGAAGCATTTTGTAGGCAAAATATCTGGCGTGGCTAATCCTTACCAAATATACAAGCAGGCGGTAAATGGCCTGACAAGCGCTGGTCATATTGTCCAAAATGAGGGCTATATATGGTTTTGCGATGATTTTGGGAAAGTAAGCTAAAATGTCTACTAATAATGTACTAATAATAGCTATTATTAATAACAATATCAAACACTTAGCAGAACAACTAATAAAAACAATTATTAGCTCGTAACCCAACTAATAATAATAATATATACCTTAAGGTATATTATATTATTATATTATTAGTCAGGAATATTATGAGAAGGTAAAATCGGAGTTAAATATTATGGAGCATAAGATGAAGAAAGAGATTAACATTAGAACGGCTGGTAGCAAGCGAGGGACGAGCGAGGGCGAGGGGGATCAAGCAGTGGAAGAACAAAGTATGGTGAGGTCGGACATACTGTCGAAGGCAAACATTCTCATAACAGGGGATCGTGCTAGGCAGTACGGAAGCGCAGAGGAAAACTTCAATTGTATTGCGACTATGTGGACGGCGTATCTCGGTAGGCATGTGTCGGCATACGACGTGGCAAATATGATGGCGCTGTTAAAGATTGCTAGGATGCGTAACGGCGTACATCAGGATAGCTCTGTCGATGGGTGCGGTTATCTTGCATTGGCTTACGAGCTATCAAATGAGGTCACATAGGCTTGAAACAGCGCCTCTCTTGAGGCATACTATAGTCAGTGGGTTCTCCTCCCTCTAAACGTGTTGTTTTTGCATTTACAACATGTTTCCCACTGAACTAGACCGCGTAGCTTCTCCTCCTCTTCCGAGCTACGCGGT